AAAGTTGGCTCTAGGTCACGAATATATGTGGGCAGATGTCCCGCTATTTTTAGCAATAGAATTCAAAGGTTACGAAGCAAGTGTTGAAGACGACATCGATGACCAAGGCAAGCCAGTACAAAGTTTCGACGATGTGTTAAGCCCGATTGGGGGACCTTTCATTTATAAATTAGTTCTTGCAAAAGTTGGTATATCAATTGATAGTACGGGCAGTACTTACGATTTCGAGTGCCCAGTGGGATCACAGGTGGCTTATTCTGATGAATATTTTAAGTTGCCAAAGGATTTAAAAGTACAAGGTAACGACATTGAAGAACTAACAATTGACCTACAAGACCAACTAAAGAATTTTAGAGAAGAAAATTTAAAAGCAGAAGGCATACACGATGAGATTGTTTTTGATTTATCACAAGTCAAAGAGCAACTAGATTCACTTACTGTAACAAGAGCAGGTGCTAATGCGGCAGAAGAAGTAAACAGATTAATTAACTCACAAGAAAAAGGTGTTAAGTCATTAGACGATTACAAAAAGGCACTCGAAGACGATCCGGAAAGTTTTGACGGTGGTGTTGAAGCTGGTACTACTATATTCGGAAACCAGAATATAAACATGAAAGAAGGCACAGACTTAAACCAGTTCTTTACAACACTGTTTGTGATGTGTGATTCGTTTTTAGACAAGTCGTCAAGAAAGAAAGTGTTTAACGATCCTGTCGTTAATGAGGATGGTTTCGATCTAGCACAAACATTTACTAAGTGGTATAAAATTGAGGCAAGTATATCGCATGAACTTGATGCCACTGGCGCCGCAGTATTTGACACTAAACGTAACAAATATCCTAAGAAGATAATCTTTAAACCTATAATTTATGATAAAGCAGATATGCCCGAAGCGGCGGCACAAGAAAATCTTAATAAAGATCAGACCACAAAACGTGTAAGAGAAATGAATATAAAGAAAGCATACAACTATCTTTACACAGGACTGAATGATCAAGTACTAAGTGCTGATATTTCATATGACGCTGGTCAATTATTACTTGCTGTGCCCAATGGTGGCACAATGGGCGACATGTCTACGAATGCTAATAGCCCAACAATGAATCAAGATGCTACAACAGACTATGACGGCAAAGACAGAGATGCTGAAATTGCCGCGAAAGTTCAAGACCCGTCAGGTGTAAAAGCCGCACTAAGCGACCCAAGTTTTTCTGCTAGAGTGCAGACTGAACTTGGATTAACCTCCGGGGAATATGCAGACATAATGAAAGACGATGCCAGAAAGAATGACCTAGCAGAAACTATATTATATGTAAACAATCAAGGTTCTGATCCATTGGGCTATAGAAAAACACAACAAGGAAATGAAGACTTCCCTATGGAAGGAGGAGTTCCTAATCCACAAGCACAAAAATACAAACCTGAGGCAAGCGGATACTTATACGGTGCAGACTTGTTAGAATCATATGGCGGCTCTCAAACTGTTATAGGAGAACTGTCTGGAAATCAAGCACTACAACAACTTAAGAACAGTGCAAACAGAACTAAAGAAGACATAGACACGACACCTAGGTCAAAATATTCATACAGTAGAAGTATTGTAGCAACTTCAAACCAAACGAACGATGGTACAGCAAGTGCAACACTGTTTGGCTATATGTATCAAAACGTAAACGATGCTAGTATTCTAGTAGACCTAAATTTAAAAGTACGAGGAGATCCTTGGTACTTAGGAAAACCTATGACTTATGCAGAAGCCAGAGCTTTGCGTAATCCAGGAAATGTAGGCGCAGTAAAAGAAGAAAGCAAGTCCACAGATGAGTATGCTGTATTCGGCGGCAGTGATAACTACTTTTTATTTACAATGCAGACGCCACGTGTTAGAGATCCAAATATGGACGATGAAGATGAGAACACTGGTTATATGACAAGACAAGGTACAGCATTTTTTATAAGTGGTGTATATGCAATATACGGGCTACAAGCCAGCTTTAGCGGAGGCTTATTTGAAATTGAAATGACCAAAGCACCTAAACAGACATCACTTAGTTTATCTAAGATAGACATCACAGGAAACTAGAATGGGTTACAAAGCAAACGAATATAAAGTAAACAGAAAGAATCCAGTAGATAAATCTCGTGAAGAGGCAAACTTGGATCATGGTATCTACGTAGGTGAAGTAATTGTAAGACCTAAAGATGAAAGCCACAGTGGTCGTATACCAGTATATATTCCTATGCTATCAAAAGACAGAAACGATCCAAGAGGATATTTTAACTGTTTTTGGAGCAGTCCTTTCGCAGGTACAACACCGAGTGCGGCAGTAGGCAAAAATAAATACAGTCACGGCGACACAATGAAAACCTACGGCATGTGGATGGTTCCACCTGATCCAGGCAATTTTGTGTTAGTAATATTCGGCGACGGCAAAAAGAAAAATCCAATTATAATCGGTTGTATGTTCCCTGATCAAATGCAGAACATGGTTCCCGGTAATCCTGCAGGCCCAACATTCGGTACTGAAGTACCATTGCCTGTAGCAGAGAAGAATAGAGGTGATGACAACAAAAGTCACGGGAAAAATGTACAACGTCCACTGAATCCGTTTATTGCTATTCCAATAATTAATCAAGGCTTGATAAATGATCCTATTAGAGGAACAACAACAAGTGGGGCAAGACGTGAAAGTCCCTCACAAGTATTTGGCTTCTTAACACCCGGGCCAGAACAAGTAAACTTAGACACTGGCAAGCGAGACGGCACAAATAGACTTGGTGGCCATAGTTTTGTATTAGACGACAATGCAGGACAACGTCACATTAGAATGAGAACAGCAGGCGGCGGACAAATATTAATAGACGATACAAACGAGTTAGTTTATGTTATTAATAGTCCAGGCACAGCATGGGTAGAATTATCAGCTGATGGTAGCATACAAATATTCAGCGATGAAGATATAAACATGAGATCCACAAATAATATTAATATCAGAGCAGACCAAGAGCTAAATTTAGATGCTGGTATTAGAGTAAACATAAATGCAGGGCTAATGGAAGACCAGGGCGACGAAGTAGATCCTAAGATGGAAGGTCCAATTGGTGGCGATGTTTACATACAATCAGGTAACAGCATTAATCAATTAACAAACTCAGCAATTAAGATGGAAACCAAAAAAGGCGGTAGTGTTATATCCACAAACTCCGCAGGTAAAACATTGTTGTACGGAGCCACTGGTATAGAAAGTTCCACACCGCAGAATAGTGTAATAAAGTCAGGCGGAGACACATTTGTAACATCAGGTGGTAGTGGTCATGTCGTGTCTGGAGGTCAAAGTTTTGTTAAAGGGTCGACAGTACACCTCAATGACGGTGGCTCAGGCGGCACAGCAGAAGCGCCAACTCCAGTGACACCACTAGCAGTAAATATATTCCATGACGAGCCTATGAGTATTCCTGTTGTGGACTATGACGCAACAAACGTTGATACTAGAAATCCACTACCAGGTGGCGGATTAAGACAAACAGACCCAAGTTTGCCAGCATCAATACCACAAGGTACAGAAAGTAATTTCAGTGACCCTAGAGGCAAAAAGATAAAAGTTGCTTCAACAACCACAATGATCACAACCAGAGAACCTTGGTTCGGTCACAAGACTGCAGACACACAAGTTCAAACTGCAAGTGGTTTCGAAGCTGTTAACTCAGAAGGATTTACAGCAGGATCATATCCTCCGGGTGCAAGTGACTACGGTCGAATAGGACCAGACACTATTGTTAATCCAGACGGCACTGTTGACTTAGGCGTAGGCTATGACGGAGTTAAAGGTCCGGCTTTGCAAGATTATCTCACAGATAAACATGCCACTAATGAACAAGTAGTTGCCGGTGGTGGTATACAGATTGTAGATGGAGGACAAATACGTTCTATGGTACCAGATTACAAAGAAGCACCATTGCTTAAAAGCGATACACTTTCGGGCTCTGCCTTAGCGTCAGAACTTGTGGCAACCGGCGGCTTACAAGGATGTTCAGATGCACTTGCTAGTGCCACATCACCTTCATTGACGGAAACAAGTATGGTCGATGAGAACGGTAACTTCCCAAACAAAGATATAACAGCAATCGGGTATAAGCATGTTATAGGCGATGCCGAAAAACAAGCAGGCACAATAATGTTCGGTGATGGCAAAAACTTTGATCCAACATCAGCAACAACAATAATCGACACCGGGAAGTCGAAGATATCGGCCGCCGACATATCAGCAATTATCAAAGACGCAGGCCCGGGACAAAACTTAACATCGCAAGGAATCTATAATGCAAGTGATATAAGCAACAATTTCAAAGCAGGTGATTCCGCATACGCTATTATTCCAGAAAGTGGTGGATACAAGGAACCTATATTCATAAACCAAACAGCGGCTGGCATGAGTAAAGAAGCAAGTAAACAATTACTGAATAATGATTTAAAACAATCGGCTCTGTATGCATTCAATCGTGCTAAGTCACCGATGTCTGTACAACAAGGTATGGCATTAACGATATTAACACAACGGCTTGGTCCAAGCAGATTTGATCAGTCATCAGTATTAAAGTCTATTCAAGCTGGACAGTATGACCAAATTGCTAGAAATATCAGAATGACAAGTGAAGCAGGTAATAAAACTATATACCAAAGTCAAGGCACTGCTTTAAGTAAATTATGGTCATCGCCAGACTCGATGCGTCCAGACATATTAACGATAATGAAAGGAGGCCATGGCTGGGACGAGATTAATCAATATCTTTACCGATTGCACAAAATCCAAAAAGGTTTTTAAGCTCTTACTTTTTGTAAATCTGCTATTTTAACGTATGCTCTGTATTTTTGTTCTTGCTCGTCTGCGATATTTTGTTTGAGCATTTTGATATGTTCTTTAAGTGCGTTACACTCTTCATTTTTTTCAACAAGCATAATTCTTAGTTCTTCTTCAAGTGTATTATTCAGTGAAGTATTCTGTTCCACTAGTGTCTCCAAATATGTGTTGCTTAATTATATTTATAGTGTCGAATGACAAAAGCACTTCATTGTGGCTCAAAGGAAGCTCAATTGATTTTGCGTAAATAAACTTGCTGGGAAGTTTTTTCTGCGTCTCAACTGTGAGCAGTCCATCGTTATGTTGACTGCCTAAACCAGCAAGATCATTTGCAGAACCTTTTGAACCTGTTGTTATGATATTAGCAACAGGAATGCTTAACTGTATTTTCTGAATATCTTGTAAAAACATGCTATTGGGTTTGACATTAGAAAACAACTTACTTTGCCTAAACACCATTGAGATCCAACGTGCTGTATGACTTCCTCCCCATGGGGCACTCATGGTCACCATGGTCAAAACTCGTTTTGTTTTATCTGCTAACAGTGTGGACAACAAGCAACCATAACTGTGTGCTATGATATGGTAATGTTCTTCACCGAACGTGTCGTTAACTTCTTTATCAAAGCGTTCTAGTATATCATCAGGATTTTCCTGAACTGCATACTCTAGGGTTAATAGATTACACTCGGGTAGGAATACTTGAAGATAATTTACACTTAGTCCGCTTTGACCTGATCCGTGTACAAATACTACATTAGGCAATTTTGGCATCTAATATCAGTCTCTCCATCTGACGCAACTCTTTTGGAACCGAGTGCTTCGACTGACCAACCATGTTTACCATCTCAAAAAGTATATATTTCTTCTCATGGTAATCGTATATACCAACAGAGTGTACTCGTCTGTTATCAAAATGCATCATCTTTCTGAACCTAGGCCCGTAGCCAGTAGTCCACTTGTAGCCATTACTTGCAATAACCTTATTTGCCTTATCGGCAAGCTCAACAATGCTGTTAAATTTGTCTAAAACGTTTTTCATTAACTGTCCTATATTTCGTAGTGAAAAAAATTACATAAAATGTTTTATGCTTCAGTATTATGTATTCTATTATACCCAAAGTCAACCTTTTTTTTGGTGCCTTTTTAGGCTGTATTAAAACTAGTTTTAACTAAGTGTGATAAATATTGATATGGCAAACATATATAAAGGCTTTAGTACAATAGGAAAAATTAGACCTCCTTACACCGTTACTAATGGTGAAGTAGTGAAGATTGACCTTTTGAACGAATTGTACACTAGACGAGGCGAGAGAGTAATGCGTCCTAAGTTTGGTACTACTATTTATGATATTATTATGAATCCTTTAGATTCATATGTAGAGCAAGAAGTTAAAGACGAAGTTATAAGAATATGCACTAAAGATCCGAGGATCAATGTTCAATCAATTTTTACTACAGTGCTTGATCATACAATTAGAGTGCAAGTTCAATTAACTCTTAAGCCTTTTCTAGATGAAGAAACCCTGCTTGTGGAATACACACAGGATAGCAGAGAGATTTAAACATGGCAACTAGCAACAGACAAAACAACTTATTTGCGGCGGAAGATTGGGACATAGCCTACAAGGCATATAGTAATGTAAACTTCCAAGCATACGATTTTGAAACTATTCGCACCGCAATGATAGAATATATCAGAACTAATTTCCCTGAAAACTTCAACGATTATATCGAAAGTTCAGAGTTTATTGCTATTATAGAATTACTTGCATACTTGGCTCAAAGTATTGCATTTAGAATGGATGTTAATACAAGAGAGAACTTTTTAGAAACAGCAGAGAGAAAAGATTCTGTTTACAAACTTGCAAGACAGTTAGGATATAATCCTAAAAGAAATATTTCCGCAAGTGGCTTACTAAAAGTTGTAAGTGTTAGCACCACACAGCCATTAACGGATAGTGCAGGCACACAAATAGGTAACAGAGCTGTTACTTGGAATGATGCTAACAATCCTGACAGTTACGAGCAGTTCATTACAATAATGAACAATGCCTTTGGCAATGTAAATAGATTCAGTAAGCCAGTTAAAACTGGTTCTATTAACGATATTATTACCGACTTATATGAAATTAACACTCAAATAAATGCGCCATTTGTTTACAAGTTTAAAAAGAGTATAAACGGTGTAAGTAGGGATTTTGAAATTGTAAATGCAGATTTCGAAGATAATAACTTTTTCTTCGAAAAGCATCCTGACCCTGCAGACAACTTTGGTATAATCCATCGAAATGACGGGATGGGACTTTCTAGTGCAAATAACGGATTCTTCTTGATGTTCAAACAAGGAGTATTGCAAACAGAGAGTTACAATTTTGAAACACCAGAAGAAAACAGATCGCAAACAATTGCGGTTGACGGTATTAATGAAAATGATGTATTTTTTCAACAAGTAAGTACAATCGGTGGTGTTTTGTCCAAGTGGAAAAAGATTCCTAACACAGTTGGGCAAACACTTCAGTACAATACTTTAGCAAAAAACTCGCCTAACTTATATGCTGTCCAAAACTTAGGCACAGGCGGTATTAAATTACAGTTTGCTGATGGTAACTTTGCTAATGTTCCAGTAGGAAACTATAGAGCA